CCAGCGCATGACTTCAAAGAAGTGCATAGGTTTGAATTTTTAGATGCCGACGATGATGATGGTTTTCCAGAAGAAGCCAAAATTTCAGATAGTCAGGCACAGGAGATAGCTCAACTTTTACAACATGCATTGGTCAATCGCATGAACGTGATTGTGCATTGTTATGCAGGATTGTGCCGTAGCGGAGCGGTGGCAGAAGTAGGTGTTACACTTGGATTCCAGGACACAGGACGTACTCGTATTCCAAATCTAAGAGTGAAGCACAAACTCATGCAGGCATTGAACTTGGCTTATGATGTGAGTGAAAGACCTTACACAATACAAGAACAAATAAACTTATTAGGAGATTCACGATGAAAGATTATACGCCGGTGATTACAAAAAAAGATCTAGAGCATGGAGCCTACTATCAAGGCAGATGTCGTAACTCTAGTTTGGCACGTTGGAATGCCAACAAACAGGTGTTTGTTTATTACCGCAACAAGTTTGGTAGTGAATATTTAGAAGAAATAAAATGCCCTGAGGATGAAACACTGTTTGACGTGTTTGTAGCAGAAAGCAAGCTTGCTGCACCCACCAGGGAAATACCTATTGAGGAATAAGTGATGCCAGCAAATTTTTTAGTTAGTGATACACATTTCGGTCATGCTGGCGTATGCCGCTTCCTACGTGATGACGGTACAAAACTGCGTCCATGGGACGATCCAGATGAAATGGATGAAGAAATGGTCCGTCGGTGGAACGAAACAGTTCGCCCTAATGATAAAGTTTATCACCTAGGTGATGTTGTGATTAATCGCAAAGCACTGAAAACTCTGAGTAGATTAAACGGGGATAAAGTGCTGATTAAAGGTAATCACGATATCTTTAAATTAGATGAATACACTGAATACTTTCGTGACGTGCGTGGTTATCATGTGATGAACGGTATGATACTGAGTCATATTCCTGTGCATGAAGAAAGTTTAGCACGATTTGGTACAAACATTCATGGGCATTTACATTATCACCGTGTAAAGAAAGATGGTGTCATCGATGTTAGATATCATTGCGTTTGTGTAGAACAAACAGATTACCGTCCAATACTGTTTGAAGATGTTATCAAACGTATTGTACAAGAAGGTGGCACAGTGGGTTTTAAGAATGGCAATTTTAACAACGCAGATTAATTCTAGTTAGGAGTGCATATGATTCGCTTTTTAACTTTGCTCTTGTGTTTTGTGTGCGTTGACGCCAACGCAGATTGGGACGACGCACAAAGAGTGTTTGATATGGATAAGAATCTTTCCAACACTGTTACAATTACCATAGTGCCTACTTCGAATGTACAGGCCACGTGTGAAAAGGAAAGCAGACGTCGAGGCTACAATGGGTTTGGATACAACGTCAAGGCCTGTAGTTTTTTTGACTTTACTGAAAAGCGATGCACCGTGATTGTAAATCAAACAGTGTCCATGCATTCTTTAGGACATGAATTTTTGCATTGCCTACAAGGAAACTGGCACTAATGGAAAAACAAGCCCTTGATTTAGATCTGTACCGATCCACCTGGATCTGCGACAAAGCCAAAAATTCAAAATACTATGCTCAAAACGTTTACGCAGCATTGTGCAATGAATGGCAACCAAAACAGGTGTGGGCGATTCTCAAAGACCAGACCTGGGGATGCAGTTGGCGATATGCTGGCAGTATTGTTGCAAAAATGATCAACAGCGGTGATTACCTTGATTTTTATTGCTCAGGTATTCAAGACTTTAGCAGAGACGAAGCTGACCCAAACTTTGGCCCTGGGCTGTACGTACCAGAAGGCACAATTACCGAGGAAATCAGGGAAGATTTTGCGCTGTTGGGATGGGTACCCGCTGAGCAGAGCTAAGTATTGAATAATATTCTCTACTTAGATGAAAACTATTGCCTTATTCACAAGGCACCCGCATTGTTCACTGCAATGTTGTAATGGTGTTATGTCCAGCTTGTTTCCTGAGTACTATGTTACCTTGTTTAACGAGGGACAAATTGAGCCGGGTTTTCTAGACAGATTTGACTGTGTTATAATTCCTGGCGGCATAGGTGACAGTGACAAGTTTGATCGTTTTTTTAGAGACCGTAGCAAAGTTAGATTGGTACAAGACTACATACGTTGGGGTGGAAGATATATTGGTATATGCATGGGAGCATATTGGGCAGATGCAGACTATTTTGATATACTGAAAAACGTAAGAGTACAGCAGTACATCAAAAGACCAAAAACTGATACACGCAGACCGCATGCCAAGGCAATTGATGTTACGTGGCAGAACATACCAACCAAGATGTATTTTTATGATGGATGCGCTATGATAGGCAATCCGGCAGATTTTGAAGTAGTGGCAAGATATCGCAATGGTGATCCAATGGCAATTATTCAAAATAGAATTGGCTTGATAGGGTGTCATCCGGAAAGCGAAGACTTTTGGTATTCAAAACCCTATCTGGCAAAACATCTAAGCGGGCGTAACAACAAACCCTTGCTTAAATCATTTGTAGATCGTATAATGAGACTATGATACTAGAAATCGTAACGTGGGGATTTTTCAGCGCCTGGGGCTGGTTTGGCGCAAACTATTTAAAGGATCAGTGGTTTCCACCTAATCCCCCTCAAGCGGAAACCGCCCAAACAAATAGCAAAAAAGTTGACAATAAATAATCAGTTATGAACATTCCTAGAGTGTCTTCTGCTTTGTTACACGAAGTATCTCAATGGTCCTTGAGAAATGACCAAGTGAGAAGATGGCATGCTGAAAAAAACAGAGAAGTGAATTGGGAAGAACAAAGCAAGCTCCTGGCCATGCAAGAATCACACAGATTACTTAGAAATTACAATTATCAAAAAGACACAGAATGGATTAGGAATTACGAATTTTACGAATCAATCAAAGAGCAAAGATTGTTGGCTAGAAGCACGGTTCGTGGAATATTTACTGATAGATATGTTTAACTTTATTAATCAGTTCAAAGGTGGCAACATGTAGGATAATCAAACATGAAAATGTTTGTGAACATTGTGGCATTTATGCTACTAATGGTATATTCAATGAATCTTGGTAGTTTATTTGGTATGCTGCTTTGTTGTGGTGGTTTTTTAATCATGATGTGTTTTATTGAAGAAATAGAGGATGAATCTTAGGAGAAAATATGGCAAAAATTTTATGTGTACTTTATGATGACCCCGTTGATGGTTACCCAACAAGTTATGCTAGAGATAGCATTCCTAAAATTGATGGTTACCCTGATGGTCAGACTGCACCAACCCCGCATGCAATTGATTTCACTCCCGGTGAGTTATTGGGCAGTGTAACTGGGGCTTTGGGCCTGCGTGATTGGTTGGCTCGCGAAGGGCATGAACTGGTGGTCACCAGCGACAAGGATGGCCCTGACAGTGAATTTGAACGACACCTGCATGATGCTGAAGTTGTGATCAGTCAGCCGTTTTGGCCTGCTTATCTCACAGCAGAACGCATTGCCAAGGCACCAAAACTTAAACTGGCACTAACTGCCGGAATTGGTTCGGACCATGTTGACCTGCAGGCTGCTATGGAACGTGGTATTACAGTGGCAGAAATTACCTACTGCAACAGCAACAGTGTGGCAGAACACATTGTGATGCAGATGTTGAGCCTTGTAAGAAACTATATTCCCAGTTACAAACAGGTTGTGGAAGGCGGCTGGAACATTGCTGACTGTGTGAGTCGCAGCTATGACATTGAAGGAATGCATGTGGGCACTGTGGCAGCAGGACGCATTGGCTTGCGAGCCTTGAGACTGTTAAAACCGTTTGACGTTCATTTGCATTATTACGATCGCCATCGTTTACCAGAGCACATAGAAAAAGAACTTAATCTTACTTGGCACGATACTGTAGCAAGTATGTTGCCACACTTAGACATTGTGACCATCAACTGTCCATTGCATCCTGAAACCGAACACTTGTTCGACGATGCAATGATTGCCAGAATGAAACGAGGCAGCTATATTGTAAACACTGCTCGTGGCAAGATCTGTGATCGCGATGCAATTGCCCGAGCACTTGAATCGGGTCAACTGGCCGGATATGCAGGTGATGTATGGTTCCCACAGCCAGCCCCACAAGATCATCCTTGGCGCAGCATGCCCTGGCATGGCATGACTCCACACATATCTGGCACCAGCCTCAGTGCTCAAACTAGATATGCAGCAGGTGTACGCGAAGTGTTAGAGTGCTGGTTTGAAGGTCGTCCTCTGCGTAACGAATATCTAGTGGTTCAAGGTGGACAACTAGCGGGCGTTGGTGCTCATAGTTACAGCAAAGGCAATACAACCAGTGGTAGTGAGGAAGCAGTAAAGTTTAGTAAATAATTTTATTGTTGTATGAAGTTGAATGAAAGGTGTTCTGGACGCGGGTTCGACTCCCGCCTGGTCCACCATAAGCATACTATAGTGACGCTGGGGAAGAGTAATAGTCAGCGGTAAATAAATCTTCCAAGTGTGCTTTTGATGGGCTAGACATGGTTTCGACAGGGCAATGAGTAAGGATACGGACAACACGGTAGGCGATGACCGTAAATCAAGCAAAACTATAACTGCAAACGCAGCTAATGATGAGGTTTTTGCTCTAGCAGCATAATCTCCGAGGCAACTATGCCTTGTCACCAAAAATAGTAAAGCCCGCTTCGGCGGGCTTTTTCATGATAAATATCATATGGTGATCGTTTACATACACGGTGCCAGTGCCACTGCTGAAAGTTTTTCGTACATTAGGCAATATGTAAGAGATTACACAGAACTACCCGATGTTGCACTTGAATATGATAGTGCAAATGGGTTTGATCATAACATTGATCAAATGTATGGCAAGCTAGATGACGCTGAAAAGTTATTTTTCATATCTCATAGTTTAGGCGGTATCTATGCACTGCATCTGGCCAATCATTACAATGACAGAACCAAAGGCGGAATTTCATTGAGTACTCCTTTTGGAGGCTGTTTCCAAGCAGACTTTGCACGTTACTTTTTGCCCTTTAGTAGGCTTATGAAAGACATCGGCACAATGTCTGAGCCCATGACCGAAGCCAGACGCCTTGCTGCTCCACCAAATTGGACCAATATTGTAACCATGAAAGGTGACAGTCCTTGGATCAGAGAAAAAAATGACGGTGTGGTCACTTTGGACAGCATGACCTACAGAAAAGATTTTGAGCTCATTGAAGTTGATCTAAATCACTATGAAGTTGTGCTTTCTAGCAAAGTTGTTGAAATAATATTGGAAAAAATCAAACGAGCTATGTAACAGCAGGCTCAAAAAAGTTGCAAATTGTTGAAAACCAGCGTAAAATCTAAATAAATAATTTTTGTGCTATGCCACATCGTGGGTAACACATTTTTATCTTGCTTAATAAAGGAGAAACAGCATGAGTAAAGTCATTGGTATCGATCTTGGTACCACCAATAGCTGCGTAGCAGTGGTCGAAAACGGAACTCCCAGAGTAATTGAAAACAGCGAAGGCGCACGTACTACACCTAGTATTGTGGCCTACACCAACGAAGAGATCTTAGTAGGAGCAACTGCAAAACGCCAAGCAGTAACAAATCCAAAAAATACTTTGTATGCAGTAAAGCGTTTGATTGGCCGTAAGTTCAAAGAAGATGCTGTACAAAAAGACATTGACTTGATGCCCTTTAGTATCGTAGAAAATTCCAATGGCGATGCATGGGTAGAGGCCAACGATAAAAAACTCGCGCCACCGCAGGTGTCTGCTGAAATTTTACGTAAGATGAAAAAAACAGCAGAGGATCATCTTGGTCATGAAGTAACACAGGCTGTGATCACAGTGCCAGCCTACTTCAATGATAGCCAACGTCAGGCTACTAAAGATGCGGGTCGTATTGCAGGGTTGGAAGTGTTGCGTATTATCAATGAGCCTACAGCAGCAGCGTTGGCCTATGGTGTTGACAAAGCAGACAAACGAGATCGCAAGGTTGCGGTATACGACCTAGGTGGCGGTACATTCGACGTCAGCATTATTGAGATTGCACATATTGACGGCGATAAGCAAATTGAAGTGCTGTCAACTAACGGTGACACATTCCTTGGTGGTGAAGACTTTGATCAGCGTATCATGGATCACTTGGTAAGTGAATTCAAGAAAGACACCGGTGTTGACCTAACCAAAGACATGCTGGCTCTGCAGAGATTAAAAGACGCCGCAGAACGTGCCAAGATTGAGTTGAGCAGCAGCACACAAACTGATGTAAACTTACCATACATCACAGCTGATGCCACTGGTCCAAAACATCTCAATGTCAAACTGTCAAGAGCAAAACTTGAAACACTGGTTGAAGATTTGATTCAACGCAGTATCGCACCTTGTAAAACAGCAATGAAAGATGCAGGCGTCTCTGCTGCGGACATTGATGAAGTTATTCTTGTGGGCGGGCAAACACGCATGCCCAAGGTACAAGAAGAAGTTGAAAAACTGTTTGGTCGAGCTCCACGTCGCGATGTAAATCCTGATGAGGCTGTGGCAGTGGGTGCCGCTGTCCAAGGCAGTGTGTTGGTTGGTGATCGTAAAGATGTTTTGTTATTAGACGTCACTCCATTAAGCCTGGGCATTGAAACCATGGGCGGTGTGTTTACTAAGTTAATTCAAAAGAACACCACCATTCCTACCAAGGCAAGTCAGACCTTCAGCACAGCCGAAGACAATCAACCTGCTGTGACTATCAAAGTAGGTCAAGGCGAACGTGAACTGTTTAACTACAACAAGGCACTGGGTGAATTCAATTTAGATGGTATCGCTCCTGCACCACGTGGAGTTCCACAGATTGAAGTAACTTTTGATATTGATGCAAACGGTATCATGCACATTGCTGCCAAGGACAAAGGCACAGGTAAAGAAAATAAAATTACCATTAAGAGTGACAGTGGCTTAAAGGAAGAAGAAATTCAACGCATGGTTCAAGAGGCCGAAGAAAATGCCGAGGCTGACAAAAAAGCCATTGAATTGATTCAAGCTAGAAACAGTGCAGAAGGTGTGTATCATAGCGTGAAAAAAGACTTTGATGCTTACAGTGATCAAATCTCCGACGAGGAAAAAACAAAAATTGAACAGGCAATGACCACGTTACAGGATGTCATCAAGCAAGACGATGCTGAGGCAATAAACAAATCTGTAAGTGATCTTTATCAGGTGTTCGCTCCAATTTTTGCCAAAAAAGCCGAAGCAGAACAAACAAAATCAGATGTCGACGATGACACAGTGATTGACGTAGAAGAAGCAAAGGCAGCATAATGTGTTGGTGGGCTAGTCCCACCAACATTTTCCATTCAACTTTCAAGGTATAGCATGAACATAGATCAAGCAGCAGTGTTTTTAGCAGGTTCAGTTTTGATTATTTTAGGTTTTGTAATAATTGTTGCCGGACTATGTGTGATCAATAATCTAATTCACAAATATTGGAAACCAGTAAGAGTATTCACAGTTGATAGTTTTACTTTGTTCAATGGAACAGCTTCAACTACTCCCAAGTTTATCACTCCAGAGCAATCACAAGACACACCCAACAGCAGTATTTCAGCAAAAAACAAATAGGCAAAAAAAGTTTCAATTAAACCGCAAATGTAACTGAACTGTAACATATGCAGACTTAAATAATTTTTGCAGCGCAATACTGCTAACCTTAAGGACAAATTATGAAAAAATTACTTTTATTGTTGACTTTGGTATCTAACTTTGCCTGGTCAGCAGAATTTACCGGAGCAGGAGCAACGTTCCCGTTTCCAATCTATGCCAAGTGGGCCGAAGCCTATAAAGCTCAAACTGGTATTGGTCTAAACTATCAATCAATTGGATCGGGCGGCGGTATTCGTCAAATCAAGGCCAAGACAGTTGACTTTGGCGCAAGTGATATGCCACTCAAGAAAGAAGAACTAGACAAAGAAGGTCTTGTTCAATTCCCAGCAATCATTGGTGGTGTTGTGCCTGTGTTCAATCTTGACGGTGTAGCACAAGGTCAATTACGACTCACCCCAGATGTAATTGCTAATATCCATCTAGGCAAGATTACCAAGTGGAATGACAAGGCAATCGCAGAACTAAATCCAG